CTAATTCTGTTTGGTTTTTAACTACATCTTCTGCTTGATTAAATACAGAAAATGTTTTACCCATATTTGATATTGTAGTTGCAGCATTTTGTTGTGCCACCATTTGTTGTGCTAATTGTTCTGCCAACGCTTGAATTTGTGAAGTCACAGCTCCACTACCAGCACCACCACCATTAGAAGACCCTTTAGAAGCCTTTTGACCATCTGCATTAAAATCACTGATCCCATGTTTAGGATATTTTTTTAATTTATATATAAAATTTCTTTTCATTCGGTTTATGCCTTATTATTGTTAACTAGTACTATTATTTGCTGTATTAACTGTTAATTTATTTACAGTTAAATTAACAGTAGTACTACCACCAGTTTCATTTCCTATTATTGTTATAGTAGTTGTTTTATTTGATAATACCTGCGTTTTTGCAGTTATTTGGAACGCAAACCCAGCAACAGCAACACTTTGATTATCTTCATTACTACTAACATATCCTGTACTAGGAAGTCCTGAATTTTGTAATGGTTGTGTTACCATTATAGTTGCAGCATCGCTATCTGCTAATATTGCTGTATACCCATAATTCGAATTCCCCCCTTGTAAATTACTAGTATTTGGAGATATAATTGCAGTATCACCAGGCCCAACTAATACAATGCTAGAATTCCCAACTGTTACTACCGGTATTTGTGTTGTTGATTTGGGTAGTGTAACTAATTTATATCTTAATGCTTGAGTTTCATCTGCAACAGCTTCTGTTACAGGCATACTTTCAATAAGTATACCATAATAATCAGACCCTTCTTGGTGTCCTTCATTCCATAAACTATAATCTACTTCATCATCACCTAACGCAAATTGCGTAATATTAAACGCATTTCCGCCTTTTGCTAGCAATTCTCTTCCTTTTAGAGTCAATATAGCATCGACTGTTACTGCACTGTTATTTAAATATCCCATTTTCTTTAACCTTTAATTTTATATAAATATTACATTATATTATTTTTTATTTAATCTCCAACCCACCTTGTTGGCCCGGAGTTTGTGTAATTATCTGATTTGGATTTGCTGCCATATATTCCACTACCGGACCACCATCAATTGTATCCGTAGAATCAATATTAAAATCGGGGCTTGTCATCTTACATCCTATATATTCATGTCGTGCTTTTCCAATTGGCATATAATCCTGCACTTCAGCCGGACGCATAACACTACCAGAATATATATATTCATAAAATTCTGACAATCTACTACCAGTAATAACTGGCATCACTCCTTCGCATAACCAATATGGAGTCGATGATTCTATCCACTCACTTGAAGATCTAATTAAATAAGGATAACAATATGTAGTTCCATCATAATTATTTTGGCTACTAGTTAAATACGCTTCCAATTGGTCATCATCAAATGCTATTATAGTAACAACAGGTCCAGAAGTAGATCCACTATACACAAGGTATTGAGAATTAATATTTGTGTTTTCATATACAACTAATCCTCCTTCATGTGATTCATCAAATCGATTAACATTTGGCAACGCCGTATCTTTACTTCGTTCTAATAAATTTGGTTGTATTAATAATCCAAGTACTTTATCCGCACGAGCAGGCAGTAATTGTTCTAATTGTTTAAAGAATGATAAATCAAATAATGAAAAGATTTTAATATACGCATTAATATCATTTTTAGTATTATATTTTTTCCAATATTCAGATGCTATACGAATTAAATCAGGATATGATCTACTATTTTGGTCTCCTGGATCGCCGATATAATCATCTAGACTCTGAAATCCTAATTGTGCAATGATATCTTCATTAATCATTGTTTGTGGAGAATAATATACTCCTAATTTTTTGCTATCTAATGGAGCAGTATCAAATTGACTCCTTTCTGCTCTTGTTATAACATCTAATGCACCAACTATATTATTTGATTCTAATCTTATTTTATTATCATCAAATGTTCCTGCCCCCAATGATATACCATCATAATAATATGTTTCTTCAATTGAATCATATGGTGTATCATTAGTCCAACTTGCAAAAGAAGCAGATATTCCAGAAGGATTTGGTTCTATTCCAACCATACTACTTGTTAAAGTGTGATTTATTTTTTGTGTTAATGGTAACCTAAATACTAATTCATCATATGCATTTACATTTCCATCATATGCAGCAGGTGCTTTTGTGTGATTTATAAAAGCAGAATCTAATAAACTGCCGGTCCACAATCTTAATTCTTGTAATTCACCATTGAGTCGAGTTTCGGTTCCTGCGGTGCCCAAAGAAACTGTTCCTGTTGTTGGGAGACTCGCAGGAGCAGATGCAGAAACAGTAGCTACAATTTTGCCCCATTTTGATTTTTTTGCAACAATTTCCAAAAGGCCACCAACAGTGCCAGTCCCATATGTCCCGGACCCATATCCTCCAGAACCATATACCATACCTATGCCGGAAACATAGCTTCCTGTACGTAATATAGTATTTACCCATTCTCCATCAAAACATTCTATTTCTGCAGATGCTATCCCATTAATATTAATTGTTCCTAAATTGCCTCTAGAAAAATCAATAGTTACTTCGTTACTGCCAACACTATATAAATTCATGGTACTTGNCATAGTAGGATTAGTTATTATGTTATCTGTGCGGAATCTTAATTCTATACTATCAATTGGCTGATCATAATTAACAGTCACTGTNCCTGCAGGATTTGATATCAAATCTAATGCATAATCAAAATTAAGTTTTTCATATATTGGCGCCCGGTCGATTCTAGGGCCACCATATTCATTAATACTAATTAATGATTGCGGAATACCATAACAAGCTAATAATGCTTGTATACTTCTTTTTGTACCTTTTGATTTTAATAACCCAGGTAGATTATTAACTATTCTTCGCCAAACATGATATGTCATATCTTTGCCAGACACGGCTGGCACTCCTACTGAATTAGATCCTGTTAACGGTATTCCAGCCTCACTTGTACCTAATACATATTCCCACAATTCTTGATATTGATTTCCATCAGCTAAATTCCACCCAAATTGTTTTGCTACAGAATATAATAACTCATTTGGCATACCAAGTTGAGGATGTTCTTCCCGATTATTAATTTTAGTCATGGCATTGATATACGTATATAATATATCATAGTGTTGTCCTAACATATTAACAAATGTAGTTAATCCGTTATTTTCACGATCTTGTAAAAGATGAGTTGGTACTGTATTTAATAATGCATTAGTATTACGATTATCATAAACGGATGCAGAATCTAATACACCATCAAACCAATTAATAAATTGACTACTAGATATTGAATATAATGTATATGGGTATGTACTATTTGATTTAGGAGCATCGGTTATATAACTACCGGTGATAAATCCTACATTTGGATTTACTGCCGGAATTTCATTTGAAAATAATGCAGACGATGATTTATAAAACAAATGTTGTTCAAAATCATCAAAACTACCAATAAGTTTTGTTCTGTTATTTTCATAATCTATTGCATTAGTAGTAGCAACACTGCCAGATAATTCAAGTATACTCGAAGATTGTTGAGCATATAATTCAAGTAAATTTAATTTATATCTAAAATTCTCAAGCCGTTCGGTAGCTGAACTATAAAATATAAAATTATTAAAATCTGTATAATCTATATTTAATTTAATTCCAGAAAGACTTCCTGAAAAATATGAATCTACTATTTCCTGAGAAGTACGTATAGATGATCCTAATAAATCATTCCAATTTTTTAATCCAGTTTCGGAAGAAATTTCATATGAATTATATGCATACCAATTTGGACCAGATAAAACATTAACTGTTTCATCAACACTTTTTGGTATTATTGAAACTAAATCAATATATGGTGGTTTAAGTTCTCTTACTACCCAACATGTAAAGTCTTTTTCGATTAACTTATCAAGCGGCTCATATAATTTAACATATAAATACTGGCCTCTTATTACTGAATTAACAATTACCGCTGTTTTATTTCTACTAAAATTTAATAAAAATCTTTCATTAGTTGTAGGAATTGCTGTTAAATTTACATTATTAATCCANTGNATGAATTCATGTTTTGTAATAATATTATCGCTATCGATAACTTTAAGTCGTACCTCTGTTCGATNNGGNGAAATTTCATCAATTTTTAATGAAGGAGCATCATAATTTCCTATATATGAATCGAAAAAATTAATAATAACCCGATATTGTCCAGCTAATAAGTTTAATTGATAAAATTCATTATATAGATCAATAGCTAATGGTTGATTAGTAAATTGAATTGGTTGATTTGTTATCTTATCTTTATATTCAGGAAGTGGGTCTACTAACTGAAGGTTATGATTCCCTGTTAACCATTCATCATTAGAATATACATGAAATTCGCAGCCATAGTCATTACTAATACTTGGTATAAATTTTACTGGAATTTCGTTATATTGTAATAATTTTTTATGTTTTTTCTGTATACGGTACCCAGATAATGATCCATCTGCATTTAATATGTTGTCGATATTTGTATATTGTGTTAACATATATTATTAAGGTGTACCAACTCCACTTTGA